TCAGTTCGGCGCGCGCGGGCGCCCGTCGAAGCGTTCCCACTGCAGCACGCCACCGCGCAGCAGCGCATCGAGGCGGCCGACGATGCCGCCGGAGAGCAGCGCCGGGTCGGCGCCTTCGGCGAGCAGCAGGCCGCCGAAACCCTTGCGCGCCTCGGCGCGCACGCGCCATGCCGCGGCATCGGCCATTTCCAGAGACGCGCTCCACGGCACGGCGCTGGCGCCGCGCGCCGGCGGCCAGAGCGAGTAGCCCACGGAGCAGGGCAGCAGCATCGGCGTGCCGTCCGGGGCCGGGTGAAGGTGCTCCTGCGCGGCGCGCCAGAGGGCGGCGGCGCGCGCCGTCGCCTGCTCGCGCGGGACCCCGCGCTGCACCACCAGGAAGTCCTCGCCACCCCAGCGCACCACCATGCCCTGCGGGCCCGCCAGCGTGCCGAGCAGGGTGCCGAACTGGCGCAGCAGGGCATCGCCGGCGGCACGGCCGAGGCGGGTATTGATCTCCTGGAAGCGGTCGAGGTCGAACATCGCCAGCACCGCGCACTCGTCCTCCGCGACGCCGCCGGCGCGCAGCCAGTCGCCGAGGTGGTTGAGCAGCCAGCGCCGGTTCGGCAGCCCGGTCAGCGGATCGGTCTCGCTCTCCTGCGCCAGCGCGCGGTTGGCTGCGCGCAGCTGCGCGTTGGCGTGGGCGAGCTCCGCGGTGCGCTGTTCGACCTCGTCGCGCAGCCGCGCTTCGCGCGCGGCGAACGCGCGTTCGCGCCAGCCCACCGCCGAGCGCAGCAGCGCGACCAGAACGGCCAGCGCGGCGAACAGCAGGCCCAGCCGCGTGCCGACGCGCTCGTGCCAGCGCGGCGGCACGCGCACCGCGAGGGTCGCGTCCTCGGGGCTGCCGATCCGCGACGCCGCCTCGGCGCGCACGCGGAAGGTGAACTCGCCCGGCGGGAGGTTGGTGTAGAAGGCCTCCCGACGCGCGCCGGCGTCCACCCAGTCGGTGTCGAAGCCGTCGAGGCGGTAGGCGAAGCGAAGTCCCTGGGGATCGCGGTGCGCGATCGCGGTGAAGCGCACCGCGAGGTCGCGCGCGGCGCCGTCGACCACCAGCGGCGCGCCATCGGCCAGCGGGGTGTGGACGCGGCCCGCATGGGTCGCGCTTTCGACGTGCACCACCGGGGTCTCGACGCTGCGTTCGAGGTCGTCGAGGTCCAGCGCGATCACGCCGTCGATGGTCGGCAGCCAGATCCGCGGGCCGTCGACCACCATCCGCGCGCGCGCGCCGCCGTTGCAGCAGCGCGCGCGCTGGCTGCCGCGCAGGTTGCCCGCGATGCTGGCCGGCACCCGCCAGTCGACCCGCGCCGACGGGTCGCGCCACCAGGCGCGCAGGTCGTCGACCGGCAGCGACACCACGCCCTCGGCGGCGGTGACGTACACGTTCTGGCCGGCGAGGCGCGCGCCCCACGCCGACAGCACGGCGAGTTCGGGCGTGAACTCCACCATCTGCAGCCGGTCGGCGACAAGCACCCCGAATCCGCGGTCGACGGTGCTCACGATGGTCAGGTCCGGCTGCACGCGGTCGAGCGCGGCCACGAAGGCGCCATCGACCGGCTGCGACCACGCCGGGGTGGAGAGCTGGCCGCCTTCGAGCAGGCGCACGCCGCCCTCGGTGGTGTAGGCGGCCAAATCGAATGGCAAATCGTCCCACGCGGAATGGCAACTGACCAAAACGGGGCGCCGGGCGACCCCAGCCGCGCCCCTGGACGGGGTCATTCCCAGGTCCGGTAGACCAGCTCGGTGGCTCTCTTGGCACCCCGGCCGCCGGCCAGGGTGTAGGTGACCTGGGCCTCCTCGAAGGGGAACCGCCGGAAGGCCTGGCGCATGTCCGGGTGGTCGTTGATTGTGAGGATCGCGCGCCCCTTCAAACGCCCCATGACGCGCGCAAGAAGCCGGTATTGAGCGGCCTCGAACGGCACCCCGTAACCCTCGACCTGCCAGTAGGGAGGGTCCAGCAGGAACACGGTGCCAGGCCGGTCATAGCGCTCAACGCACGCCTCCCAGCCGAGGTGCTCCACTACCACGCGCGCGAGCCGAAGATGCGCCGCGCTGAGGTCCTCCTCCACCCGCAGCAGGTTCAGCCTGGGAGCGACCGTCGGCGAGTAGCCGAACGTCTGTCCCGTGGCCTTGCCGCCGAAGGCGTTCTGCTGCAGGTAGAACCACCTCGCCGCGCGCTGAACGTCGGTGAGGGTCTCGGGCACCGCCATCTTCGCCCACTCGAAGAGTTGGCGGCTGACCAGCGCGAAGCGGAACTGCCTCACGAACTCATCGAGGTGGTGCTGAACGACACGGTAAAGGTTCACGAGCTCGCCGTTGATATCGTTGAGCACTTCCACCTCGGAAGGCTGCTTGTGAAAGAGCACCGCGCCGCCACCGGCGAACGCCTCCACGTAGCAGGTGTGCTCGGGGAGCATTGCGATCAGCCGCTTGGCGAGCCGGCGCTTTCCTCCGGGCCACGGGAACAGAGTACGAGTCATGCGATCTCCGGATCTGAGACTGGCCTAGGAACAATGCACCTGCCGGCACGTGACGGCAGGATGCCTTGGCTGTGGACCGGCTCACTCCGGAACACGGCGGTCAGCGTGCGCGCCAACGCGCGCTGACCGCATCCTCTTCTACAGCTACAACACAGCAACGACGACGCCGAATCCGTCGTCGACCACCATTTCGCCGCCGGGCCCGACCAGCACCCGCGCCTCCTGCTCAGCAGGCGGCGCGGGGACCGTGTAGGTCGCGAAGATGTCGAGCCCATCGGCACCGTTGTTGTCGGTCGTCCACGCGGCCGCAGGGCTCGCGTAGGTGTGTCCCTCCCGCCGCTTCAGGCCTGCGCCTGAGGTGCAGTTCATGCGCAGCTCGAAGCTATCGGTCACCACCGCCAGCCAGTAGAAGCCAGCGGTCAAGGGAAGCGCGGATGAAAGGGTGAACTCGACAGCCGCCTCCGCGTTTGCGACGAACTGCGGTGGTGAGGTTGCCAGCAGGTTCGCCGGCAAGGGGCCCGCGCCGTCGCTGTAGACCATCGCCTTGACGTTGCAGCCTGGATTGATGCCGGCGCCGTCCACGAAGACGGTGATGGAGGTGATGTCGCCATCCTCGAGCAGCTCGAATCGCGAGGCCAGCGCGCGATCGCCAGAGCAGGGGAAGCTAGAGCCGCCGGCGGCAGTTCGACCGAAGGTTGGCACGTCAGCCCCGCGAGAGATCGTAACGGTGGGCCATCAGGTCGATCGACAGGTTGCGCTGCGTCGTGCCCACCGTCTTGTTGATGGTCGCGCCCATGCCAGTGACCTGCGCCGAAGTCGGCAGGCCCGTGTTGCGCGTGCCGGCAATCACCCACGCCTGCGAGTCGATCGAGTAAAAAAACGTCGCGTTGGTCCAAGCCGCGTTGACGAAGACGCCGAGCCAGATGTAGTTGAGGTCGACCGTCGGGCCGGCGGCGAAGTTCTCGACGCGCGTGCCGCCGCTGGCCACTCCCGCCTGCCAGGCCGCACTCACGTCGTCGCGGTAGCACCAATAGGCGCCATCGGTGACGTTGACGCCACCGACAGCGTCGTGGAACCCGCAGAAGACCTGAAACCGGTCGGTCGCGATGCTCAACGCCTCGACCGCAAGACGCGTGAGGCTGATCGCCTGACCGCTGGTCGGGTAGATGACATTGTTCTGCGAAGCGCCGATGTGCGCCCTGCCGGTGGCCGTCGTGCCGGTATCGGCCTGCAAGGCGCCGTGCGGGCGCTCCGTGGTGTTCAGCAGGTAGGACGACTGCTGCACCGAAGCGCCGGTGCCAGCGACGGCGCTGCCATAGGCGCCGGTGCCGCCGACGAAGTCCTCGAACGCGTCGAAGAACGCGCCGAAGCCGATCCCACTGCTTGCGGACCGCGCGCGCCATCGAGAGCTGGTGGCGTCGTACCAGAGGCTCAGCATCGCGCCCGGCATGAGGAACACCGGGTTGCGAAGGACGATCCTATTGGCAGCCGTCGAGTCCGTAGAGTCGTCCTCGATCAGCACCAGGAAGTCGCTGCTGCCGTTCACGAGATCGACGGTGGCGCCAGCGAAGCCGTCAGCGAGGCCGGACAGGATGAAGCTGGTGGTGGGCGTCAGGTAGAGCACACGATGCAAGGCAGCGGGCGCCGACCAGCCGGTTGGCGCGTAGTTGTCCTGCTGGGCAGCCGGTGACGCGGTCACCACCCGCGTGGCACGGACTCGGCTGGCGGCAAGCTGCCTCACAGCTTAGGGCACCGTGTGGATCAGCACGCGAAACTGGTTCGCGGTCGGCGCATCGGCGAAGCGGATCACCACCGAGTTCACCGTGTCACGCTCGACGTCCGTGAGCACCGTGTGATAGGGCGCGGCGACGCGAACGACTTCGACCTGGACGTCGCGCGTGTTGAGGTTGTGGGTCACGGTGAACTGTGTGGCTGAACCGTCGCCGATGTTCGCCTTGAAGCTGCGCACGCGGCCGCTCCAAGTCGCGAGCTTCAGCGGAGTAACGATGCGCTGGTCATCCGTTCCCGCGTCCGTCTCCGCCTGCGTGGCGATCTCCGCAATGCCCGCAGTGGTCTCGGTCGCGGCTGGCGCGCCGGTACCGAAGCTGCCCCAGACCACGTTCCCGGTGCCGAGGACGAAGTTGACGGTCTGCTGTCGGAAGGAGGCGCCTGCGCTGGTGCCTTCCTCGACCGTCACCACCGCCTGCTCCAGCTCGTCAGCGCTGCTGGCGTCGGGCGCGCGCGTCGCCGGCGTCGCCGCACCGTTCCACACGTAGATGCCATTCTCGGACTGGGCGGTCTGGGCGCGAGCCAGGAACCGGTCGCCGACCGAGAGGGCCACGCCATCGATCGACGCGCCCGGCGACGCGAGGTTGAGGTTGCCCTGGGTGGCCACGCGGCAGGAGTCCTTCCAGGCCAACCCTTCGACGGCCGAATCCACGTAGGCCTTGGTCGCGGCGTCCTGCGCGGCCGCGGGATTGCGCAGGTTGACGATGCCGGCGTTAGCCGAGTTCAGGAAGTCGAGGGTAGTGCGAATCTGCTGGCTCATGGGTGCTCCTAGACGAGCCGGGCTGAGCCGGCGATGGGATCTGCAAGCTGCACCACCACCTGGTTGATCGAGGTGTGGAGCACGTCGGCGACGAATTCGTTGCCGCCGGTGTCGAACAGCTCAACGCTCGGGCGGTAGCCGAGGTTGTGGTTGATGGTCCAGGTGGCCGCCGGCGTCGGCTGCACAAAGTTCACGCCCGCGGTTCCGCCAGGCGGCCCCGGCGGGCCGCTGGTGGCGTGTTCCACCGCGATCGCCGGCGAGACGGCCACGGTGACGGCGGCGCCCGACGCGCCAGAGACCTCGATCACGGTCTGCTGGACCAGGATTTCCATCAGTGCGCCACCACGTCGAACGTGCCGACCCACAGCGCCCAGACGTTGGTCGGCGACGCCGTGAGCTTCATGCGGTACCGATACCGACCGACCGCAAGGTTCCAGCCGACGCCGCCGCAGAACGCAGCGAGCACGATGCGGCCGTCGGTCGGGTTCGGAACCGTGAGGCCGTTCGCCGGCGTCAGCTCCTGAAGCACCGACCCGCCGTGCTGGCGCATCACGGTGAGGCTGGGCGCCCAGCCGGTGAGGTCGATCGGCAACCCGGCACTGCGCAGCGTGAAGGTGCGGCTGAGCGTCGTGCCCAGCACGGCGGTGAGGTCGATTTCCGGCTCGGCGGTCATGCAGGCTCCTAGAACGCGCCTTCGAAGGACAGGGAGACGTTGCGCAGCACCTGGTCGGTGAGCGGATTGCCGGCCTCGTCCTCCGTGTTGGTCGCACGCCCCTCGAAGCTGAACTCGAGGTCCTTGTTCAGGCGGCCGCACAGGCTGGTCGCGTGCATCAGCGAGATGCTGACCGGATCGGCGGTGTTGTCTTCGGCATAGGGCAGCACGAGCGCCGTGTTGGCCTTGCCGATCCGATCCCACATGTCGAACAGGGCGCCCAGCTGCGGCGTAGACGATTCCTGGACGTCCCGCTCGATCGTCGCCATCGGAACCCCGAGCAGCGGGAGCCGATAGGACAGGTAGCGGCGTCCTGACGTGAGGTCTGGCGCCGCGAACACCGCACTGGACGCACCTTCCTGGATCACCACCGAGTCGTTCGGCGACAGCTCCACCAACCGGCCCGCGAAACGCGTAAGGTCCATCGCCCACCCGTAGCGGACGTACGCGAGCGCATCGCCGCTGCCCAGGATCACGTCGAGGTAGCGCCACTGCGTGCGCGATGGCATCACGAAGAACCGCTGGTTGGGCAGCCCGCGCGGCGGCCGGAAGGAGGTGCTGCTGTCGAACACCGTCGTGCCCGCCGCGTTGCGCAGGCGAACGCGCGGCGCGGTCAGAAAGTCGCGGCCCGGAGGCGCGAAGATCGCCACCACGTCACTGAATTCGTAGGCCGTCGCATAGGCGAGCGTGAGCGTGTGCGGGCCGCCGCTGGGAACCTCCCACCACGTCGATCGCCGAGCTTCCAGCGCCTTGGCCGGCTCGAAGCCGGCCACCGGCGTGCCCGTCGCGCTCAGCGCCGGTACCGGAACATCGGGACTGGTCGCGACCAGGTACGGATAGCGGTCGACGTAGCTGATCAGGCATCGGCGGGCCACGTCAGTACTCCCTCACCGCGAACTCGACGGTGTTGAGCACACCGGCAGAGCGATCGATCTTCGGGCGCGTGGCGAAGCGGCCCATCATGCTGAACCGCGCCGATGGGTGGATCAGCATCACCTCCGGACCTGCTCCGACGAGGGCAAAGGCTTCGCCGTAGCTGTCCGGCAGGTCCGTACCGAGCACCCCGTAGGAGAACGCAAGGTCGACATGGGAGACGGTCACCGCCACTTCGCGTCGGCGAGTGCCTTCGACGTCCAGCCACGACCCGAAGAGCGAACGGTCTCCGGTCGAGCTGTCGCGCAGGATCAGGCGATCCCGGTACTCACGAGCCAGAATGCCGGCCGAAGCGAAGCAGCGGATCACGGCCCGCGGGTCATTCGGCTGCAGCATGTCGAGGTCGAAGCGAATGCGCCCGACGTTGTAGCCCACGTAGCCCGGCAGCGTTGGCGCGAGGTCCACGTACCACAGCGCAGGGAACGAAGGACCGTTGCTCACCGCGGACATCGATCCGCTGAACATCAGCGAGCCGCCCACGGAGCGAACCTCGTATGTGACGTTGTTTCCCGGCCCGCGCTGGTCCATGAGCAGACCCAGCGCACGCACATAGGGCGGCGCGGAGACGTTGAACTGGAACTCGATCCAGCATCCGCCGGTGCCGAAGGAGTACTTGTTGTGCACGAAGGGCGTGCCGTTGTAGGGCTGGCGCAGGACGTTGATGTCCGACAGCGCGCCGCCGCTCGCGGTGCCGCCCAGCGTCACGGACTGCGCTTCCACCATCACGTTGCGCGCGCACAGGAGCATCAGCCAATGCACTCCAGGGAGACCCGCTGCAAGAAGAACCGGCTCTCGATGCCCGTCACGAGCAGGCGCTTGCCGGTGGCCATGTCGAACTTCGGTTGCGTGACCAGGATGGTGTCGCCGGGCTTGAGCGTCAGCGCGGCCGACTGGTCCAGGAAGGCCGTGCCGCTGTAAATGAACCTCGGCACGCCGTAGAACCACGCCACGCGCGAGATCTCCAGCAGCGCATCGAGGTCCCGCGTGAGCAGCGTCGCAAGAGGTGCCGCCTTGTCGGCGTGCGCGTAAGCCGGGTCGACCACGTCGAGGGCGCGGCGGAGCACGCCGAATGCGGCACGAAGGCGCTCGCGGCTCGCCTGGGTGACGCTGGTCGCGAAGTCGGCGTCGGTGTGCTGCGTCCAGTTGCGCAGCGCGCCGAGGATCGTGGTCAACCCCGGCGCGGTATCGAGCTTGCACGTCCAGTCATCACCAAGGTCGGCCGTGGTCAGCGACAGCACGGGCGTCGCCGCAGGCTCCTCCAGGCGCCAGACCGCCAGCCGGCCGAGGCGGTCCTGGTAGATGCCGCCGGTGAAGGAGTCCAGCGCCTGGCGCAGCACGTCGCGGATGCGCCACTGCCCACGGCTGAAGTAGCCGAGCCGGTACGTGGTCTTGGCATCGAGCGCGTTGATCGTGGTCGTGTCGAGGTCGCCCGCCAGGAGACCGCCGCGCGTCACCGCGCACTCGCTGATGAAGTCCGGCAGCCGGTCGTTGACCTTCATCTCATCGACCACCACGCTCGTGATCGACACGTCAGTGATGGTGGGATACCGGACCTCGATGCGCAGGTTCGGATAGCCCGCGATGCCGCGCGCGAAGAGGGTCTTGAGGCCGGTGGAGTTCAGGCGGAACAGCTCAAGGCTTCGCACGCCGCCAGCCGTGGTGAAGAACACCCGAAGGTGGCCCGCGACCACAGCGGTCACGTCAATCTGTATCCGGTACACCTTGTCCGCCGAGAGCGACAGGTTGCGCTCAATCCACATGTCCGACGTGTAGGTGGTGTTCTTCTCGAATCGGGCGACGCCGGCCGGCGACTCGAACACGTGCGTGTCGGAACCGGCCTCGCCAGAGATGTTCCATCCCGTGGGGTTCGGATCGACCGCGCTCGCCGTCCACGCCGAGAAGGTCTCATTGAGCACGTTCGCCACGACCGTGCCGGTCAGCCCGGTGGCGGTGGCGGCCACCTTGCCAGCTGGCGCTGCGAGCAGGTCGAACCCGTTGGTCAGGCGGTCGAACTCGGTGGCGCCCACGTCGAACGGGTCGCCGCGGTCCGTGATCTCCTCGATCGCCACGTTGCCGTCGCCGCAGTCGTAGACCCACGTCGAGGTGTTGATCTGCACGGGATCGATGTTCGCCGCCCGGCCGATCAGGGTCGGCTTCGGCTGCTCGACCAGCACCGTGTTCTGCACCCCGGTCGCGTACAGGCTGGTCTGGCCCGGCTTGTCCAGCCGCGCCAGCTTGTCGGAGAGGATCAGCTTCACCGTGTGCGCGGTGAACTCGACGCGTTCGGCGATCGCCTCCGTCCAGACCGTGCACGTGGACGGATCGCGCGCCTGCGTCGGCGTGCCGTACGACACGATCACGCGCGCATCGCGAAAGACGAGGTTGCGCCAGCCGTCCAGCCCGCGATCGGCGTTGCAGAACTCCAGCTCTCCGACGCCCTGGCGCGCGCTGTCACCGCCCCAGACCCAGCAGGATCCGCGGCGCTTCATCACCGGGTCCGAGCCCGGCAGCAACCGGGGCAGGTAGAGCGTGTTCGCCGGCGTGGACGCGGCCTTGGTGACCACCCGCTCGGAAGCGAGGTAGAGCGTGTTGGCCGTCGCGGCCGCGGTCGTGTACCACCCGGCGTTGAACGTCTGCGGGACCTGGTGGGCGAACGCCGTCGCGCCGAAGTTCGCGATCGCTTCCTGCGTGCCGCCGAACAGCGCCAGGGCGAGGAACACCGCCGTGCCCGGCGTGAAGCTGAAGGTCGGATTGAGCCCGGCCGCAGGGTCGCCGCCCAGCGCCCAGACGCCGTTGCAGCCCAGCCAGACCTTCCCGAGGTGACAGTCGACGGCGACCATCGCCACCTGGCCGGCGGCGAGCGGCACCAGCCCGGTCGCACTCTGGCTCGCCGCGTTGTTGAAGACGCGTGGCGGGCTAGTCGAATCGTTGGCGAAGATGCCCCAGCCGGTGGCGCCGCTGCCGATGTAGTTGGCCAGCGACGCCGCGCTGGTGGCAATGCCCACGCTCAACGACGAAGAGGCGTTCACGCTGTTGCGAACCTCGGCATACCAGCGGCCGGAGGACTTGCCTTGCGTGCTCCGCACGGCGCGCCACACGGCGGTGGCGTTCGCATTCTTCGCGGTGAGGTTCCCGTTGGTCAGGTTGAGCGAGGCGTCCTTGTCCGCCGGGTTCAGCGTCGCGTACGTGCGCGCCCCCGGCGTCTGCGCCCGAACCTCCACCAGCATCACGCGCCGGGACATATCAGTTCGCCTGCCTGCGGATGGTCAGCTCGGCCGTCTGCCGATCGATCGCGCCGGCGATCGCATTCGCCGTGCGTTCCGCGCCGTTGCCGGTCGCCTCGCGCTGGTCCTGCGCGTTCTCGCGCGCCTCGCGCCGAAGTTGCTCCAGTTCGCGCCGCATCGCGGCCAACTCGTCGACGATGATCCGGTTGCCCTCGCGGATGTCGTCGCTCAGCTTCGTCGGGACAAATTCGAGAGGGCTCGACAGCAGGGCCTTGCCCGCGGCCGTAGCCGGCGCATCGTCGTCGGCCAGCTCGCCGCCGACCGCGACGAGGATCTGCTCCAGCAGCGTCACCGCCTGGGCCGTGTTGGCGTCGACGGCCGACAACAGCCCCAGCTGGTTCAGCGCCTCGAACGGCGCGGCATCGATGTTCGCCAGGTACGGGGCGAGCCGCAGACGGAATTCCTCCGGCAGCGCGTCCGTCAGGTCCTCCAGGCGCTCCAGCGCGGCCGCCGACTCCTCGGTCGAGGCCGCGTTCTCGACGTCCTGCAGCGCCGGCTCGAGCTGCGTCCGGAACTCCTCCGGAAGCCCGGCCAGCGCCAGCTCGAACGCATCGTTGAGCAGCGAGTTCTCATCCGCGAGCTCACCGAGCGCGAGGCCCAGCTCCTCGCCCAGCTCCGACAGCTCGACGTTGAGCTGGTTGGCGATCGCCGCGAGGCCGGCCACGGCCTCGGCCGTGCTGGCTTCGGCCTGGCCGCCCAAGTCGCCCACGAACCGGTCGAAGTCCACCCCCAGCCGCTCGGCCACTGCAAACAGGCTCTCGTTGCTGGCGGCCGCCAGATCGCGCAGGTAGGTGGCGAGGTCGCTGGCCAGCGCGAGGCGCCGCTGGGCCTCCTCCTCGGCCGCGCGCTGGTCACGCTGCGCGTACAGCGCGCGCAGCTCCTCGGACGGCACCAGCTGGATGTCGCGCGGCGGGGCGACCCCCGTGTCCATGCCCGCGACCGACTGCAGCAGGCCGCGCACGCGCTCGAACTCGGCCCGGTAGTCCGCCCCGGATGCGTCGCGATCGCGCACCAAGCGCAGGTAGGCGTCGGCCAGCTGCGGCAGCTGCTGGACCGCCGACGCATCGCCCTGCAGGGCCCGCGCGGCGGTCTCGTTCAGCCGGCGCTGTGCTTCGTCGAGCTGCTCCTCCGGCGACAGCGGCGACAGGTCGCCGAGCAGCATGTCCTCCAGGTAGTCGTTGAGGTCGGCGATCGCCGACTGCATCTCCTCGAACGCGTTGGCGGCCGCGTCGGCCACGTCGTTCAAGCCGTCGACCTGGCTCTGGTAAACGCCGTTCGACCGCCCTTCGAGCTCCGCGATCTGCGCGTCGAGATCGTTGTAGCCCAGCTGCGTGATCACATCCCGCGCCTGGCCGCGCAACTGCTCGATCGCGCGGCGGACCTCATTGGCCGCCCAGCGGTGGATCATCGCCAGGTCGCGCGCCGAAGCTGCCTCCTCCCCCCGCGACCGCGCCAGTGCATTCGCCTGCTCGATGTAGCCCGCCGTCTGGTCGCGGATGCGCGCCAGCGTCTGGTCGAACTCGCTGCCGTCCTGCTCCAGGATGGCGTTGCCGATGTCGCGCAGGAAGTCGGCCTCCGCGCGCAGCGCCTCGGCATAGGCCCGCTGCGCCGCGTTCGCCTGGCGGATCGCGTCGGCTGCCTCCAGCCACTCCACCACGGCCTCGGCCGATAGCGTCGGAAGCGCCTCCTCGAACAGCGCGCGGAACTCCGCCATCGAGATCTCGGGCGCCAGGCCGATGTCGGCCAGCTCCTCGGTGCGCCGGCTGGCGGTGTTGTCGACCGAGCGGGCCGCGCGCTCCTCGGCCGAGTAGAAGGTCTCGAAGTAGCCCTGCCACAGCTGAGCGGCACGCTCTACGCCGCCGGCCGCATCGGTGATGTCGGCGGCGAAGCGGATGAACTCCTCGCGGCTGAGGTCGAGCGCCACGCCCATCAGGTCAGTGGCCTCGGTCAGCAGCTTGCTGCTCACCTGCAGCCGCGTGAACGTCTGGGAGAGCGTCTCGCCGGCGCGCGCGAAGTCCTGCACGAAGTCGGCGGTCTGGGTGAGCGTCGAGCCTTCGCCGAGCAGCGCCTCACCCTGCTGAATGGCCGCCTGCGCCTGCAGCAGGAACTGCGCGCCGTCGAGCAGCTTCGCCGCATCAGCCCGCCAGCGCTCGGCGATCTGCTGCACGGCGCTATCGAACTGCCCCACCACCAGCAGCAGGCTTTCGGCAGTGAGCCGCTGCTGGAACTGCTGGAAGCTCTCCGTGTAGGTCCGCCCGGCAACGGTCGAGACCTGGCTGATCAGCTTGCCGTTCTTGTCGAACTCCTCGCGGAATGCGCCGGCGACCAGCGCTGGCACCTCGGCGCCCAGCGCGCGCGCCGCCTGGCCGACCGCCGCGGCCACCTGGTCGAAGAAGGCGGTGAGCTGCGCCTGCGCCTCGGCGTCCAACGCCGTGGTCGTGGTGCGCCGCGCCGTGCCTCCGAATAGGGCGCGCTGGCGCGTCTCGGTCACGAATGTGTTGCCGGTCACCCCGCTCGCACCGAATGCCACGCTGCGACCTTGGCGCTGAACCTCGTAGTTCGTGCCCAGCAGGCGGCCGCCGAAGAGCGAGTCGATCGCCTGGACGGCGCGCGCCACATCACCGACCGGGCCCGGGATCATGGCGGCGACCTCGGCGATCGCGCGCAGCGGCGCGTCGGCGTTGCGCTCGAACGCCCCGATCACATTGCTGGCGAAGTCGGCGACCTGGGTGATGGTTTCGGCGACGAAGGAGGTCTGCGCGGCCGGGCCATCTTTCTGCGCCTGGTCCCAGGCGTCGGACCACCGCGTCAGCACGCGGGAGAAGCCCTCCGCGCCGTCGTTGATGGACTCGGCGATCGCGCCGCCGATCAGCTCCGGCAGGGTATTGAACGCCTGGACTTGGCCGGTGTTCGGATCGACCCGGCCGCCGAACGTGCCGAGCTGGCGGCGGATTCGATTCTCGCGTTCGCGCTGCGCATTGGTCGCTGCCATCTGCAGCGCCAGGTCGCGCTGCTCAAGCACCTCGGCCTCGGTGAGGTCGATGGTCTTGCGCTGCGCGGCTTCGAGGATCCCGCGCCAGCGGTCCTCTTCCTGCATGACGGCGATCGCGATCTCACGCTCGGCGGCGTTCATGCCGATCAGTTCGGCCTCGCGATCGAGGTCGGCTTGGAGCCCCGCCATCGCCGCGCGCGCTTCATCCGTCGCATTGCGACGATCGATGGAGGCCTGTTCGGCCTTCAGCAGCTCCGCGTCGTTCTGCGCCTCCAGGGTGCGATTGATCGCGAGCTGCTCATTGAGCTCCTTCTGGACGTCGCGCTCGGCGCGCTTCGCGTCGGTAACGCGCTTGATCGCCGCGTCGTTCTGCCCGATGGTGGCGATCAGGGCCTGAATCTGCTGCTTCTGCTCGTCGGTTGCGGCGGCCGCGGAGAGCTGGTTTCGCTGAAGCTCGGCGACTGCGGCCGCACCGCCCTGCGTGGCCGCAATCTGCTCGCGCTGCGACTGAACCTGCTGCTTCAGGCGGTCGATGAACTTGCCAATGTCCTCGCGCTGGCCGGATAGGGTGGTCGAGAAGCGGCTCACGTCACCGGTCGCCGCCGCGTACTCCTGCCGGAGGTCGCGCAGATCCTTGGTGAGCGTCGCGAGAAGCTGGGCACCAGAGTCGCTCGGGCCATCAGCGCCGCCGCGGCGCCGGATTTCCTCGATCCGCCGCTCCATCCGCACGATGTCGCCGAAGATCTCGTCCGGGTTCTCTGCGCGGCGCTTGCGGCGCTGCTCCACCGCTTCCTGTTGCCAGCGTTCGCGCTCCTCCCGCGCCTTGGCCACGGCCGCCTCGGCAGCCTCGGCCGATCGGTCGATCGAGGTCACCAGGTAGTAGATCGCGGCGGCGGCGCCCGCGGCGATGGTCGGCCACCCGCCGATCATGGTGAACAGCGCTCCGCCCGCGCGGCTGAGCACGCCGGTTGCTGCCGCGGCTGCGCTGGAGGCCGTGGCCAGGCGCGCCTGGGAGGCCGCCACGGCGTTGTTGGCCGCGACCTGGGCGGTTGCCGCGGCGGCCAGCTGCGCCTCAAGGGCGGCCTGCTGGCGGCCGAGCGTGGCCAATGCTGTGGTCGCGGCCGTCCGCTGGGCGATGGCGACCGTTAGCTGCTCCTGCGCGATCGCGTTCGCCCGGATGGCCGCCGACTGGGCGCCGATTGCGCTGGTGGCCGCGATGGTGGCCTGCGCCGCCTGCACCTTGGTCTGCGCGGTCTGCATGGTAGCGACCGCGTCGGCACGGGCAGCCTGGACGGCTGCGAGCGTGGCTGTCACGTCGCGCGCCTGCGCCGCGGCGTGCTCGACCGACGCGATCGCCGCGGCCTGGTCGGCGGCGGCCGCCGCGACGACGGCCTGGCGCTTCGCGACAGCCGCGGTGGTTGCCGCGACGAACGAGGTCGTGAGCCGCGCCCCCGCGTTCGCCACTACAGCGACGCCGAGCGCACCGACGGCGTCGACGACCAGGTTCATGTTGTTTGACAGCGCAACAAGGCTCTGCGCCAGACCGCTCGAAGCGCCGAACGACTTGTCCAGCTCACCCAGCGTCCTCTGGGTGGCGTTGCGGACCTGAGTCCACCCGCGCTCGATCGTGATCGGGACCTTCGCGAACTCGGCCGCGATCTGCTCCGCCTGCTCGCCGCTGAACGCCGCCAGCAACACCTCGGCGGTGAGCTTGCCCTCCTCGGCGAGCGCCTTGAGCTCGCCCCGCGGAACGCCCAGCGACGTGGCGAGCGCCTGCATGAGCCGCGGCGCCGCCTCGTTCACGGCGTTGAACTCTTCGCCGCGCAGCGCACCGGCGCCGAAGGCCTGCGACAACTGCAGTACTGCCGATGCAGACTCCACCCCAGTGGCGCCGGAGATCGCCAGCGCCTCGTTGACGGTCTCGGTCAGCTGGGCGACCCGCGCTTGCGGAACAGCCAGGCCGTCGAACGCTGCCGTCAGTCGGCTGTAGAGACTGACCGTCGCTGCCAGCTCGGTCGAGGTGCGCTGGGAGATGGCAAAGGTCTCGGCCTTCGCGGCCGCGTACGCCATCTCCGAGTCGGTCGCAAGCCGGAGCTTGCCGTCGATGTTGGCGTAGCCGTCGGCGACCCGAACGAGCGCGGACGCGGCCTGCGTGATCGATGCAACACCGAACGCCGCAGCGGCCACGCCGGCCGCATTGCGCAGCGTGCGCTGCATCCGCTCGGCAGCCGCCTCGGCACGGTTGAACCCGGCCGAAGCCTGAGCGCCAGCCTCGGCCGAGGCCATGCCGATCTCTCGAACCTCAGACTTCGCCGACCGGGCGACTCCAACCAGGTTGGAGCCGTCTCCGCGAAGTCGTAGGCGGGCCTCGAGGTCCGTCACTGGCTCACCGCTCGTTGAGCACCGGCCGCGCGGCGCCTTCCATCACGCGGACCCGGTCCAGCAGGTCCGCGTCGAACGGCACCGCAAGCGCCTCGGCCACCGCGCGGATCTCGGTGGCCGCGATCCCGGAGACCAGGATGCGGTCGGCCGCCATGCCCCCGCCGGCAGCGATGCGCTCCCACTGGCACAGGCGAAACACGTTGACGGCCGGCAGGTTCCACCACAGGACCTCGATCTGTGCCGGCGCCTCGCGGCGCCGGGTGGTGCGTTCGACGATGCGCTGCAGGACGTCGGGCGGGATGTTCGGGTCGATCGCACGCCACTCTTCCTCGACCGAACTGCGCGCCCGAGGTGGCGGCGCGCCCACCAGGGCGCGCGCCACATCCATCAGTTTTTTCGGTCGGCGCCCTCGTTGATGGCCGCGATGTAGGCCTTCGCGAACGCCACGCAGGCCACGTCATGGCGCTTGACCTGCTCGACCGCTTCGGGGCCGGTGACGTCCAGGCCTTCGACGGACTCCAGGTGCTCGTCCAGCACCTCGCGGTTGCTGCGCAACCCGATGTCGTCGGACGCCCGCGGGCCGATCTTGAAGCGGCCGGTCAGGGTGACGACCTGGAAGCCGTCGCCGGAGGGGATACCGAACGAGACCTTGCGGGTGAAGGTGCTGACGGTGGTGAGGCTGAACATTGCGGTGTGCTCCATGAGGTGGAATGAACGCGGGGCGCAGTGCGCCCCGCAGGTGGAAACGGGACGCCCAGGATCAGCCGCCGAATTCGATCGAGAACTCGTCGCCGCCGACACTGGTGAGCGCGCGGAAGGCGCACTCGTAGGCGATGTCGCGCTCGACCTCGACTTCCTTCGGCTCTTCGAGCTGCGCGAAGCCGATCGTGAGCTTGATCTTCTTGGCCGCCACACCGTTGTCGAGCGTGGCCACGATCGGCACCTTGGTCTGGTTGCGCCACAGCGTCCACGGGTTGAGCGACGCGAACGTCGGCCGGTAGAAGCGCACCACGCCGGTCGGCTCGCGATCGGAGATGCGCGCCACGCGCGCCTCGGTGTGCTCCTTAACCTTCAGCTCGGAGTTCAGGTCCAGCGACACCGAGAGGCCGTCGACGTTGAAGCCGTTGATGGACAGCGCCATCGTCTCCGTGCGCAGGTCGACGGGATCGCCGAAGGCGGCGTAGTCGGGCGTCGGGAAGGCCTGCTCGGTGCAGTCCGTGCAGTTGCCTTCGATCCGGACCTTGGCCATCGCGTACTTCTTGATCGACAGCTCGATGCCGTCGATCTTGGCGCGCGCGCCGGTGAGGATCTTGCGCGTGCCGCCGTGGTGGAAGTAGCCGGTGCCCGAGGGGATGCCGGAACTGATCGGGGCGTAGCGCGTCAGCGCGGGCGGGCCGACGACCAGGGCCTCGCTCATGCCGCCGGTGCGCAGGACGGGACCGAGCGGGGACGCCTGGCCGGCCGCGGCCGCGCCGATCAGCTCGATCTCGCCTTCGATGAAGCCGTAGATGCCGACCGGCACGAAGGGCTTGCCGGCGAAGTAGGGGCGGTCGAGCGAACGCTCCAGCTTCTCGCTGGCGATGCCGCTCTGGCCGTTCAGGAACTGGACCGCGTTGAGTGCACCGGTGGGCACCGCGTCCGTGTTCTCGACGGTCTCGACTTTGTAGAGCAGCGCTCGCTGCTCGAAGGACTCCAACGGCATGGCTCAAGCCTCCTCGAAGGGGATGGATCAGGCGCCCGGCGTGGCGCTCGGGTCGGCCGCCGCGGGCGCAGCTGCCTCGCGCGCAGCCAGGAGCGCGGCATTCGCCGCCGCGCTCTTGCCGGGGTTCGGCAGCGTCAGGTGCACTTCCGCGTCCGGGTTGGGGATGTAGGTGCCGTCGGCGAGCTGCACATAGGAGCCACCGTCCTTCGGCATCTCCTTGCTGCCCACAGGCTGCGAATCACTCTTGCGCTTGGTCACGAGGTCACCTCGATGCGGTAGTCGGTGCGGTAGGTCTCCTGCCACCACAGGTAGCCGCCCTTGAATCGCAGGTGGCGACCGGATTGCAGGTCGAAGGGGTTGCGGGCTTCGGGGTGCGTCCAGCCGATCAGCGCGCCACGCACGCTGCGCAGTACCGGCACCAGGTCCTCGCTCGCTGCCGTGCCCAGGTCGGCGCGCCGCAGGTTCCTGACGCAGACCACGACGCCGAGCAGGCAGTCGGCGGACTGGATGATCTTTCCGCTCGTCACGCCCGCGTGGCGCGGCGCGCGGTCGGCGCCCAGCATCACGAACGCCCAGGGCGCGCGGCGCGGCGCGCCGGCGTCGCCCAGGGCTTCGAAGTCGCCGGCGATCTCGACGCCCTGCAGCGCGCTGGCGCGCTCCTCCAGGCGCTGGATGATCGGGGCGAGATCGAGCGGGCCGGTGCGCATCAGTAGTCCGCCAGCGTGTCCTGGGTGAACACACGGGCCGGCGCCTCGTGCCGCACGTCGCCCGCGGGGTTGTTCACCTGCGGGTCGGCCGCGCCCAGGCTGAACTTGCCGGCCGACACGTCGGCCAGGAACTTCAGTGCGTCGCGGCGATCGCGCGCGATCGGATCCTTCTGCTCGTCCGTGATGCGGTACTGGTTCAGCGCGTAGCGCACCAGGGCGCGCACCCAGGCCTTGACGATCGTCGGCACCGGCGACAGCGGCAGCGCGTAGCGCGCGGCCAGGTAGCCATCGACGAGCTGCTCCGCGTCGGCGATCGCCGCATTGACGCGCGCGAGCGCCGCGTCGGCCGCGGCGACCTGGTGCGGCGGCCACTGGCTTCGGTCCGCGCCGGTGAGCGTCGCCTGCATCAGGTCGGCCGGCACCACGTCCAGGTTCTCCGGGGTCGCGACCTGCGCGATCTCCAGAGCGCCCGGCAGCGGATACAGGTCGGCGGGCAGCAGGTACGGCATGGTCGATCAGCCCTTGGCCTTCTCGCTCTTGGCCGCGGGCGCCTCGATGACTCCGCAGGCGACGAACGGCGCGGCTTCGGCCGGAGTCAGCTCGATCGAGTCGCCCGGCGCGTAGGCGACGTCCTTGCGGGCGCCCTTGCCGTCGATCTCGCCATAGGTGATGGGCGACAGCACCTTGTGCGGGATCGCCGTCTCTTCGCTCTTCTTGGCCATGCATGGGCTCCGGTTGTGGCACCGGGCAGCGCGTGCTGCCCGGCGCGATCAGGGGTGGCGCTCCGGCGGTGCCGGCGGCGTCAGTCGACGACGGTTTCGGCCAGGAAGCCCGAGGCGATGCCGGTCAGCACCGGCTGGCGGTCGTCGGAGACCGGGTAGATCCAGCTCTTCGACTGCGGCTCCCAGTACGGCTCCTCGACCAGCGGGTGGCCTTCGAAGGTGTACGTGTAGCCGTAGCTCGGCTCCTCGACGTTGCCGTTCTCCGACGTCGGCACGTAGGCCAGGACGCAGGTCTTGCCCCAGATGTCCGAAGCGGCGCCGGCGTCGTTGAAGGTGACGCCGTTGCCCACCACCACACGGTCGACCTCGAAGAGCGCGGCCAGCACGTCGGTGGTGACCACGTCGCGCGCGGTGTACTTGATCCGGTCGATGATGGTCGGGTTGGTCTTGAGCGCCGCGAACACCTTCGGGCCCATCACCAGGACGTTCGGGTTCATGCCGACCTGGCCGCGCACGGCCTCGCGCCAGTTGGTCACGTCCGAGATCGGCGTGCCGGTCGAGACGTTCCAGCGCGCCGCCGCGCCGAGCGCGACCTTGTTCGAGGCCGCGTAGTTGGTGTTCAGCTGCGCGATGGTGGCCTGCTCGATCTCGAGGCCGAGGGCCAGCGTGCGCATGCCCAGCATGGTCGCGCGCCGGCCGAGGTCGATGCCCGGCACGGCCGCGGCGTCCTGCTGCAGCTCGCGCGGGACCGGAACCTCGATCGAGTTGATCGCGATGCCGTAGGGCTTGCCCTGGTAGCCGAACTGGATGCGCTTGGTGGTGCTGCCCGGCGCCCGGCGCGTGTTGTAGGCGCGGAACGCCTCGCGGCCGAACTCGATCACCTGGCCGCCACGCGCCATGACCGGCACGCGCGGGAAGAGGAACCCGCCGACGAAGTCGCTCTGGCGATAGCCGCGCGCCTGCGTCGACAGGATGGGGTTGATGACACGGGCCTGGGCCGGAGTCTGCTGCGGCATGGCGGAGAACCTCGCTTCGAGAAAGGGGGCTGTGGGGCGTGGATCAGTTCGGGATCAGCATCACTTCGATGCGATCGCCGGCGGCGCCCGCCGCCTGCAGCGCGCGCGCGACGATCGGACCGGCCGCTCGCGTGATGGCGCGGCCCTGGGCGTCGGTTTCGATCAGCGCGTTGGCGGCAACCGCCGCGCCGGCGGTGACGATGGCGGTGCCGATCGCGTCGACCGGCACCACTTCGCCGATCGCAGCGTCGGCGCGCGCCACGCCCCAGGTGTTGGCGGCGGCGCCGGCCTGGGTGCCGGCGACAGCGACGAAGCGCTCGGCGGTGATGGCGCCGGCGGCGACCAGGGCGAGCGTGTAGAGCGAACGGGCCTGCGACATGGATGCGTCCTCGGTGTGCGGGGTGTGGGTCGGCGATCAGCGCGCGGCGTAGACCGCGTCGACCGCCTGCTCGTACGAGACCTTGTGCTGCCGCATGTAGGCCAGCGCGCGGTTGTGGATGTCGAGACCGACCGGGTCGACCACCACGCCCGGCGGCGCGGCGAAGCTCGCGACGGCCGGCACGGTGTCGGCGCCGGACTTCTCGGCGAAGTTCAGCTGCGCGGGCAGCGCGCCCAGCAGGTCGCGCAGCAGCTCGACCGGCTGCGCGGTGCGCGTCTCGCCGCCATCGGCGAAGCTCACCGCCTGGGCGCCGGCCAGCAGCGCCATGCATTCGACCACCGCGACCTTCTGGCGCGGCAGCAGGGAGCCGCGGGCGACCAGCGTTTCGGCGAACTCCGCGAAGCTCGCGCGCTGGCGCTCGGCCTCGGCGGCGGCGACGCGGCGCTCGCGCTCGGCCAGTTCGGTCTCGCGCTGGGCGAGCTGCTCGGCGGTCTGGGTCATGGCTTGTTCCTCTGCGGCAGGGGATGCGAACCGGACGGGCGCCGGCTCGGCGTAGGACTGGACGACTTCGGGAGCGCGGCCGGCTTCGGCGATGCTGTCGAGCAGCCAGGACGGCGCCATCTGTTCGGCGGCTTCCACGCCCTTGGCCTCGACGAAGTAGTCGCGCATGCGGCGCAACAGGTCGGCGATCGACCGGAAGGCCCAGCGCGACTCGTCGGCGCCGAACGACAGCACGCCGTCGGCGGCGGCGAAGGACGCGTCGCGCAGCCCCTTCACGGCGGGCGCGGTCGCGCCCAGGAAGCCCACGTGGCGCAGGTAGTAGCCCTCGGGCTTCGGATTGCCCGGCGAGCCGGCGGCGAACAGCGACGCGCTGACCTTCTTGAAGCGGCCGGCGTTCACCAGCTCGGCGAAGGCGGGATCGACCTGGTCGACCTTGGCCACCAGCACGTCGCCCTGGGCTTCGAGGCCGCGCACCCAGCCGTAGGCCGGCGCGTGCAGTTCGGGGTGGCCGACGACGATCGGCGCCTCGGAGGCCGCCGGGTCGTAGGACGCGGCGATCGCCGCGATGTCGGCGCGCGAGAACTCGTAGGTCTTGCCGTCCATCGCCACGTGGCGACCGGCACGGAAGATTTCGATCGCGCGGGGCGAGGTCTGCTGCTGCTCGGGCATGGGCGCATCGTGCGAGCCCGTGCCCAGGCGCTGGGATTCAGCGCGCTGAAAACAGCGCGCTATCCGGTAAGAGCTTCCAGAAGATACCGCTCGGCGGCCGCGACGACCAATGCTGCATCCTCGCGGCTGATGCCCAGGAACGGCCGCGCGGGGATCGCGGCAGGACCGGGCGCCATGTCCGGCGTACCGCCGAACTGGTGGATCGCCGCGTACTCCCGATCGGCGATCACGTCGACGTAGTCGTCGGTCGGATCGAAGTTGATCCCGCCGCGCAGATCCCCGTACTCGACGAGGATCCGGTCCGTGCGCTTGCGCGCCCACGTGGCGGGCGCGAGATCGACCCACGGCACACCATCCGGATCCACCTGGTCGACGAAGCGATCCTGCGTGGAGCGAACCAGCTCGGAACCGATCTCGGCCAGCAGCGGCAGCAGGCGCGTGCCGCGCGCCATCAGCGCGTCGCAGGCCTCGGCGAAGCGCCGGTCATCCCACTCGAACTCGAACGCAGCCATGTGCGATTTCTCCTACAGGGCGCCGGGCGATGCGCCGATGCGCCGGCGGGTGGACGTCGCGCGCGCGGCGGGCGTAGACTGTTCTTGCCCTGACGCCGTCTTCCGGAAAATCGCTCCGGTAGGGTCAGAAGATCCACGTGAGGGGCCCGCTTCCGCGGGAGAGCGTCTCACCGGCGTCACGGGCGATCCCCCAGCAGCCACCGATAGCGCCGGCCTCGCAGCCCGTTGGCGTCGATCATCGAACCGCTGATCACCCACGCGCCGGGCTGGCCGCGGGTCGGCACCGCGTTGCGATTGCTCCACTCCGGCCGCACCGTGAGCGACAGCCAGCGGCCATCGGGCGCCTGGCGCAGGTAGAGCAGCACGCCGAGCTCGACATCGAGCACCAGGCCCTCGGGTTGGGCCAGCATCTGCGGCAGGGCCACCATCAGCCCGAGATCCGCCGCGACGTCCGCGTCGACCTTCGGGCCGCGCACCATTCGCTTCACGTCGAAGTCCGAGATCTGGATGAGCGCGGACGGCACCCGCCGCCCCTCCGACTCCAGGGCCGCGACCGCCGCCGGCGGCAGCAGGCCCGCGCCGACCGCGCGGCCGTTCGGCTTGTCGATGTTCTCGACGACGTCGCGGAACCACGGGTCGAAGGCCTCGGCCCACACGGCCGCGCGCGAACCGAAGTCGGTCAGCACCTGGTCGCGCCACGCCGGCGTCGGCAGCTTCATGATCGCGCGGCCGAGCGACTGCGCGGCACCCAGCGACTGCGCCGCCTCGCCCACGTTGTAGGCCCACTCGGGCGGCACGTCACTTTCGCCTTCCGGGGCCGCGTCCGGCCGCGCATCGGGACCGCGCAGTTGCTCGAGCCGGCGGCGCGACACCGGCAGCGCATCGCAGTTGCAGCCCCAGCCGTTCGGCGGGTAGTGCACCCGCCACCAGGGATCCGTGCGCAGCAGGATCAGGCCGTCCCACGCCTTGTGCTCTTCGCGCGGGTTCAGGATCGTGTGGTGGCGGTATTCGAGGTAGGGCAGCTGCGCGGCCACCGCCGGGTCGGCCAGCTGGGCCCAGCGCCCGGCCATCAGCGCCGTGCGCAGGTTGGTCTGGAAGATCACCCGCGACCGCCAGCCGCGGGTCCCGTTGTAGGACCAGCCGTACCGGGCCACGATCTCGTCGAACCGGCGCAGGAACGCCTGGTAGCTCTCGCCGCCGGCGATCGCCCGGTCCACGGCATCCCGGAAGTCGGCCAGCAGCTCGACCTGGTAGGCGCCCGCCACCATGAAGCCGTGGGCATGCTGGGCCTGCCAGAGATCGTCCCAGCGGGCGCTGGGCACGTTCACCTTCCGGCGGAAGTAGGCCACCGCCTCCGGCAGCGAACGGAAGTCGCCGCGCAGGGTCACGCCGCGCGCCCCGCAGTTGCTGGCAGCCCAAAGCGGGCGTACAGTGCATTCACGGCCTCACTAGCCGTCACCAAACGCGCGTCGGTATGGACGACACCATCACCATCATCATCTGCGGTCGAGCGTCGACGGGAATACAACACCCGCAAGGGGAATACCGTCGGCCGCGCGCGTTTGCGGTAGTGAACGCTCGGCCACCTTCGCACTCCCTCACTGGAGAAACGCGCCATGAGCACCCCCGAAGAACGCATTGCGTTCCACGCTGAGCGGGCGGCGAACGCCGCCGAAGTCCTGCTGGCCCTGTTCGAGGCCCCTTGCCCGCAGGCGCCACCACCCCGCCCGATCGCCAGCCGCGCCTTGCTGGAGCTGATCTGTCTCTTGTCCCGAGACGCGCTTGCCTTGAAATCGGCCCTGGAGCCCCGCAAGCCTCGTCCCCGACTGGAGATCGTTCGATGATCATTCAACTGACCGACAAGACCCGGATCTCGCCGAATTCGAGAAGCTGGGCCCTGCAGTACGCCCGAGCGGATGGCGCCTGGGATGGGCCGAAGTACTGGGACTGGCTGATCGAGGCCGCGACGCGCGCGCCGCAGGTCGACACCGAGCTGCTGGCCCCTGAGACCCTTGAGCTGCTCGAATCCGTCCGCAAAGGGGCTGCACAAGCCTTTGCAGTGGTCGAAGAGATCCTGGGGAAGAAGCCCATTCCGGTGCCCGAGGTGCGGCACAAGACGCTCAGCTACCTCGGCTACCCCGTTGAAGCGGACCGCTGGAACGTGATCATCCTGGATCCTCGGAAGAAACGGCGTGAGCCGTGGCGCTACTTCGCCAACCTGCAGCAGGCCTGGGCGTCGCTGCTGGACCAACACCTCATGGATCGCGACGAGGTATTGACGCTTTCGAACCCTCAGCACGACCTCTGGACCGACTTGACGGCCAGGGTGACCACGGAGTCGCTGGCGGCGCGCGAGATACTGGACCAGCCCGCGCGTTAAACGGTCCTCCAATGGGGCAGCGTCGATTTCGGACGCTGCCCCTAGGGCGAGGGGGCGCCTCCGCCCCCTGAATGCCCAGAACGCACGCCAGCGCGGCCGCAGGTCAATCACTGACCAACTCCGCCCGAACCGCCCCCGGCGTCCCTCCCGACCTCCTCCAGAACGGCCGCCCGCCCGCCAAGGTGCCCGGCAGTCAGCGCCTGCGCCATGACCTCCTGAAAGGCCGCCAGCGGGAGGCTGCCGGTCAGCGCCACCAGACGCTCCCGGAACGTGGTCAGGTCCCCGGCCTGCTCCAGCAGCTCGCGCACCTGGCCGACCAGCCCCTCGACCTCGGGCGCGATCGCCGCCTCGGTGTTGGCCAACAGGCCGGCCAGCACGTCGGCGTTCGGGTCCGGGTCGGCGAAGTCCGGGTCGTCGGCGGTCTGTTTCGGGGCAGGCTCACCGCCGGCGGCCGCCGCGGCCGCGGCGCCAGGCGCACCCGGTGCCGCGCCATCCAGCGGCTCCGGCAGCTCCTTCTCCTCCCACTCGCCGCCGTAGGTCTCCTGGATGTACTCCAGGGTGGGCTTGAAGCCCATCTGGAAAATCTTGGCCTCGCGTTCGGCGCGGTCGGTCAGGTCCTCCGGTTCCTCCAGCTCGCGCACCACGCGCGGTGGATCCGCGTCGGGGAAGTTGAAGCGCGTGAGCCACGTCGCGGGACCGAGGTTGAAGGACTCGTTCACCAGGTCGGCATCCGCCTTGACCAGGTCCTGCCGCACGTCGCGGTGCACCTCGCCCAGCGCGCGGTTGCCGCCGCCCTGGCCGACGTTGCTGGTCAGCGTCTGGCCGAGCGTGATCTTCGCGATCGTCTCGTCCATCGTGTCGTGCAGCGTCTTGTAGTCGGCGGTGCCGGACCGCGCGGCCTCCAGCAGCTCCACCATCATGCCCTCCGGCACGATGATGCCGCTGTCGGTCTGGATCGCCCGGATCGCAGACAGCAGGTTGGCGCGCTCGACGTCGGTGGCGCCCGAGGCGTACTTGCCGACCGCGGTGGGCTGGCCGAACTTCTCGCAGAAGATCAGCCAGAACTTCAGCCCGTTGCGCTTGAACAGCACCGGCCAGTAGCACCAGTGCGCGAGCCCGAGGCCATAGGGCTCGTCGTCGTTGTCCGCGCCGGTCGCGAAGTGCCAGAAGTAGGGCGCCTCGGCCAGCTCGCCCTCGGTCATGTTGGCGTAGGTCAGCAGCCGAAGCCGGCTGTCCGCGTCGAAGCGGAAGCGGCGACGATTGCGGACCTTGATCGCCTCGAAGGTGAGCATGTCACCGTCGCGGCCGTAGATGATCTCGGCCACCGCGTAGCCGTAGAACACCCCGTACAGCATCCGCTCGGTGCGCATGTCCCAGCCGATCTTCCGCAGCTGCTGCTCCAGGAAGGTCGCGGCCTTCTTGTCAGCCCGGCGGTCGCTCGCGGGCTCCACGCGCCACTCGCACTTCGTCACCGCGCGGCGGCGCTGCTGGAACGTGCTCTCGACCTGCGGCTCGCTGAGCACGGCCTCGTAGATTTCGAGGTTGCCGCCGCCGCGGTTCCGCAGCACCTTGTCGTAGGGCAGCATCAGCCCCGCGTTCATCCCGCGGGTGATGTCCTGGCCGTCGCCCGTGGTGGCGATCTCGCGGTGGACGATGGGGCGCTTCATTCGTAGCCTCCGAAGTCGTTGCTGCCGCCCACCGTGCCGAAGCCGACCCGCGTGATGGACGGGCCGTCGCCACCGAGCAGCTCGGCGCCGAGCGAGCCGGAGGCCCGCGCGCCGGTGGACTGGAACTCGATCGGGAACACGTCCAGGGTGGCGCGCGCGAATAGCGCCAGCGCGATGGCGATCGCTGCGTCGCCGTGGCGCTTGCCGCCATCGCTGCCGCGCGTGTGGGCGTTGTCGGGCACCTTGATGACGCCGCGCACCTTGCGCAGCTGGCGCAGGTCGTCCAGAAGGTCGCTGTCGCGCGGCAGCAGGATCTGGCGGTCCTGGAAGGCCGACACCATGCGCGGCATATGCTCCAGGTACCACGACTCGCTGGACTTCACCTGTGCGATGCGCATCGCGCCGAAGCGCTGCATGGCCGCTTCCGCGACGTACTCGCCGTTGCCGCGCGCGTCGAAGGCGGCCGACACGAAGCGCGACAGCCGCTCGATCACGTAGACCACCACCTGCCGCTGCTGCTCGAACGGGATGTTGCGCATCTCGATCACGAACGGCGCCTGGGCCCGGAGGTCCTGCAGCTCGACCAGCGGCACGAACACCGACAGGTCGCCCGATCGAGCGAAGTCCGAGCCCACAAACTTCTTCGCCGTGACCGGCAGCGCGGTCAGCAGCGGCCCCACGTGCGCGTCCAGCCATTCCTGCGCCGTTCCCTCGCGCGCGGAGGCCGACTGCAGCGTGAACTCGTTGCGCTCGCCCCAGCGCAGCACGGGGGCCTCGACCATGCACGCCTCGATCCAGGCGCGCGGCAGCACCGCGCCTTCGCCGGCGCTCGGCACCACGTCCAGCTCTTCCTCGGCCGCGACACCGTAGTAGCTGTAGACGTCCTCGACCCACGCCGCTTCCTCGTCGGGGTCCCAGGGCTTGCGCAGGCGCAGGCAGACCCGCTCGTACAGTCCCGCGGCCACGGCCTCCTTGAACGTCGTCCGGTGGACCTTCCCCTTCCGCTTGCCGGCCCGGATGTCCTGGATGAGCTCGTTGAACGGGTTGGCGTCGCCGTTGTGGGTGCTGATCACGCGCACGCGGCCGCCCCAGATCAACAGCGCCAGCGCGGCCTTCAGCAGCTCGGCGAGATCGTCGTGGAACGCGGCCTCGTCGATCACCACCACGCCCTGCTTGCCGCGCAGGTTCGCCGGCCGGCTGGACAGCGCCTGGATCCGGAAGCCCGACTTCGGGAACCGGATGGTGTAGGTCTTGATCTCCTTCTCGCCGTCCTCGGACTTGAACAGCTCGGTGCCGGGCTCGATCTCCGAGCACACCAGGTTGAGGGTGCGCGCCCACATCGCGCAGGCGTCGATGAACTCGATCGCCATGTCCTGGCTGTAGCCGATGTAGTAGACGTTCATCCCGCCCGCGCTGCGCGCGCGAGCGGCCGTCTCCACGTCGTCGGCGGCCTCGGCCCAGGTGAGGCCGATTCGACGCGACTTCTCGCCCACCTTGAGCGGCGATGGATCCGCGACCCAGGCGGCCTGGTAGCCCATGAGCACAGGCAGCACGGCCGCCTCCTTGGCGGCCGCGGCAGGCAAGCTGTTGGCGAGAGGATCGCGCCTACTCATCCGCGATCCCCAGGATCTTCTTGCGCCACACCTGCGCCTGCGCCTCGCTCAGGCCGCCCTCCTGCACCACGGACTTGAGCTTCGCGTCCTGCTCGCGCAGCAGGCGATCGCGCGCGGCGGCCTCGATCTCCTTGGCCTGTGCCAGCGCCTTGGTGCCGGCCTCGGCGGTCTGCTTGACCACACGGGCAAGGTGGCGGATTTCCTCCAGGTCGAGGTCGTCGCGCGAAGCCGCGGTGGCGAGCAACTTCATCACCAGCGCGCTCAGCACCTCGACCATCGCGCGGCCCTGGTCGCCGTCCGGCTTCTCGCCGACCTCGGCCACGATGCCGCGCGCCACCTCGCGCGACTCGGCGAGGCGCTCGACGATGCGCTTGTGCTTCTGCTGGAAGCGCCATAGCGGCGTCTGCGCAGGGGTGTGCTGGATCCCGAAGGTCGTGGCGATCTGCTCGCGCATCTCCGCCAGGGTCAGCCGGTTGTCGACCACCATCTTCTCGATGTGGTCGCGAACCTCCTTCGGCAGCCGGTCGATCGAGAACTTGCGGGCCATGCGCGCGCCCTCAGCGACCGGGGCGCTGCACGCCCAGCACCTGCGTCTTGCCGCGAACCACGTCGCGGCCGGCGTCGGTGATGGTGGCCAGCAGCAGCGGCGAGTCGCTGCTCGCCGGCGTGATGTCCTCGATCGAGACCAGCTCGCGATGCGCGAGCCACGCCAGTTCCGCGCGCACGTCGGCGCGCGCGGCGTGGATGCCGTAGTCGTCGAGCGCGTGGTAGAGGCTCGACGAGTTCGCCTTCTGACCCGGCAGCTCGTACAGCAGCCGCAGGATGACCAGCCGGCGCTCCTCCTGCAGACGTTCCGCGTAGGACTTGGCCATGATCAGGACTCCAGCAGGTGCTGGTGGATGCGCTGCACCATCGCGTCGGTGCGGATCGAGCGCTCGTCCAGCGCCGCGACCCGTTCGTTGGATTCGGCGACCAGGTCACGCAGCTCGCGCAGGTCCTTGTGGGTCGGCATGTCGGCGATGCGCTGCTCCAGCACGCTCACGCGGGTGTTCAGCCCGGCCATCTGGCGCGCCTGGCCGTCACGCATGGCCGCGATCTCCCGCGAGAGCCGGCTGTCGCCGCGCTGCATCGCCGCTTCGAGCGCGCGCGAGCGCGACTTGCGGTAGAGGTAGATCGACACGGCCACGCTGCCCAGCAGCACGACCTTCTCGAGGACCTCCAGCATCAGGTCCCAGAACGGATAGTTCATCGGCGCCCCTGTTTCCTTTCGCGCTCCGAGGCGCAGTCGATGCACAGCGAGGTGTCGGGAACTGCCAGGCGCCGCGCGCGCGGGATCCGCTCCCGGCAGCACGCGCAGCGGCCGTCGTCGGCATCAAGCCGGCCTGCAGGACGCGGGCGCGCCTGGTGGGCCGCAAGCGCGGCGTCGCGCTCGGCGTCGACCAGCGCGTTCGCGCGGTCAACGACGTCCACGAAAGACCGAGTCCTTGGCGAACTGCCGCAGCTCGCGCGCGCACTCTCGGCGCACCCGAGCGTGCATCTGCATCACGCGCTGCTCCAGCGTGCTGGCCTGCTCGCCCAGCCGCTTCGCGCGCTGATCGGTTTCCCATGCGTCGCGCTCCCAGCCGTTCGCCAGTTCGTCCACCTGTGCCTGCGTCAGCCCCTTGGCTTCTGTTGGCGCCAATTGGAAACTGACCCACCTGCCGGTTGAAAACTGACCCACCTTGGGCCTACTCCGGCGGCTTCCCCAATCGTGGAAGCGCCGATGGTGACCGAGGAGGCAGCAGTG